GTATCAGAAATTAAAGAAGATTTAGACGCTCAACCACAAGATAGAGATGTTAAGAAAAAAGATGGCACACAGCCTAAGAAGTATTACAAAAACCTATCAAAAGATACAAAGAGTAAGAGAGCTGACTTCTTTAAAAAGAATAAAGATAACAAAGAAGCCCCAGGCGACAAAGACGCAAAAACAAAACCAAGTATTCATACTAAGAAGTATAAAAAGATGTTTGGTGAAATGAAGAAAGACTTACAAGACGCTTGTTGGACAGGTTATAAACAAGTTGGTATGAAGAACAAGGGTGGTAAACAAGTGCCAAACTGTGTTCCAGAGAGTATGAGTGTTGAAGACGCAAGAAAAGTAGAAGGTTTTATATCAGATTCATATGAAATAGGTAAAGATTATGCTGACCATACTAAGAGAGTTACACCTGGTCAGAGCGTAGAAGTAAAGAAAGTCAAAGGTTTTATAGACAAAACATCTAGTCCTGATATAAAAGATATTAAAGAATGGGAAGCTTCAGATGAAACCGTTTATAAATATAGAGAAAGATACAAAGAAGAATGGCAACAAAAACTAAAAGAAGTTGTTGCTAAAATGATAGAGAAACTATAATGAAAACTTTTAACGAATACGAAAACATTGATAAATCTTGTGAAGAATGTATATTCGAGCATGAAGCTGAGGGAATATACGAATCAGAATATCAAGGCAAAAAGGTCAAACTAAATGACCCAATTCGTGGTGGTAGTAAGAAGTTTTATGTTTATGTAAAGAATGAAAAAGGTAATGTTATTAAGGTTTCATTTGGTGACACAACAGGTTTAAGTATTAAAAGAGATGACCCAGCAAGGAGAAAGTCGTTTAGAGCAAGGCACAATTGCGACAATCCAGGTCCTAAAACTAAAGCTAGATATTGGTCGTGCTACCAGTGGAGAGCAGGAGCAAAGGTAAACAACTAATGGCATACAGACAAAGAATGAGTGACTTGCTGGAACAAGTAAGAAACCCAAAACAAGAAGTACAAGAGGCAGGTCCTAGTGATTATTTAAAATCAAAGATGACCGATACTCAAATCAATAACATCAAAAAAACTTGGGCAATGAAGACAGCAAAAGATGTAACACCTGCCATTAAGAAGATGATTAAAGATTTAGATATTCCAACTCAACTTGCAATTAAACACGCAAATATTAATCAGATTTCAAAGTTGGTCGAAGAAGACCACGAAATATCTATGGCACAAGGTGAACTAAAAGCTATTTCAGCAAAGGCAAATGACCTTGCTAATATGTTATCAACTAAATCAGATGACACAGATGAATTAGAAGCATGGGTACAATCTAAAATTACAAAAGCAAAAGATTATATTGCTTCAGTTTCAGATTATCTAACACATAATCCTGGTCATCAAAACGAAGAATTAGTAAAAGAAAACTTTAGTCCATCTCAGATTGCTAGACTTAAAAAAGAGTACGAAGTATTAAGAGGTAAAAAGATTTCAGTTGCAAACGCAAACAAACTATCACAAATGTTTAAAAACATTCCAGATAGTGGTCTAAAAGATATATTCAAAGCAGATATACCATTCTTATCTGTTATGGCTATGTCAAAGATGATACAAAAAGGTATCCCTAGACCAGCAGGTGTTAAATTAAATTTAGAAGAAGTAGAAATACTAGATGAAGCTACACAAGATTACCTAGAAATTACAGAGGGTGCAATTGATAGTAAAAAGTTTGACAGTTTAAAAAGAGGTGATACAATGACTATCACTTACAATTCAACTATGTCTGGTTCTACTAAACAAAAATTTGTTGTAAAGAGTAAAAGTAGAAGTGCCAAGTACAACACAGATAAAGTAACAATGTATCCTGATGGTAAACCAAATATGGCAAGATACTTCTTATACAAAAGAGCAAACGGTGATGTATCAATGGCTTTAGGTGATATGGCCGCTTCAATGATGAAAGTTGAAGAAGTTGCTGAGGGTAGAATGTCAGAGATTGACGCAATGGTAAAAGCTGGCAAGTCAGCAGCCGAGATTGCAAAAGAATTAAAATTAAATGTTAGAGATGTTAAAGCTATTTTAGGTGAAGAAAAAGAAGACGAGGCAGAAAAACAACCGTCTGTAAAAGAAGAACCTAAAGAAGAACCTAAAGAAGACGATAAAGAAAAATTAAAGACTGAACTTGAAAAGAAAGACGCTGAGATTGCAGCTTTAAAACAAAAAGCTGAAACAGAAAAAGCAAAAACTGTTAAAAAGGAAACTGAAAAGTTAGTAAATCCTGAAACAGGCGAACCTTTACTACAAGTTGGTATTGCATATAAACATTTAAAAGATAAAATGAGTAAGCAACAATCTGAACATTTTGAACAATACATGGTAGAATATACTACACAACAAATCAAAATGGCATATGGTGTTGCAAACGATAAGAGATACAAAGGTGGTAACTACTCAGGCGCTATTAAGGCAATTGAGAAGATTGCAAAAGGTTTATCAAATCATCCAGATGTTCAAAAGGTTTTAAAAAGAACTAATGAAGAACTATCTGAAATGGCAAAAGATAAAGCATATGCAATTGGTATGTCAACTGCTAAAAAGAAATACAATGATGAGCCACCATTAGAGAAACAGACAATCAAAAAAGGACATGAGATTGCTGACAAACTAATGGGTATGAAAAAAGAAGGAACAATCAAAGAATATAAAAAGATGACAGTTACTTTTAATTCTATGGCTGATATGGCAAAAGCTTCTACTGATTTGGCGAAACAAGGTTTTACTATTAATGCAAAAGGTATGGTAATGAAAGTTGATGGTAAGGGTGCAGACCTTAACAAGTATGGTACAGACTTACAAAACTTTTATAAAGCAAAAGTAAAAGCAGAATCTTTAGATGAAGGTAAATTTACAAGATATTCAGACTTACTTGTTCAATTAGGCAGAATGAAACAAGCAAAAGATAAACAAGGTGAGATGAATACTCAAAAAGAAATTGATAAAGAAAAAAGAAAATTAGGTATTAATGAGGAACATCCATCAAAAGAGATGTTTGAATCACTTGCAGCTTTAAAAAAGAAAGCAGACAAATCAGGAATGCCTTATTCAATATTAAAAAAAGTTTTCGATAGAGGTATGGCCGCTTGGAAAGGTGGACACAGACCAGGTGCTAGTCAGCACCAATGGGCATACGCTAGAGTAAATTCATTTGTAACAAAATCCTCAGGAACCTGGGGTGGTGCAGACAAAGACTTAGCTGCCAAAGTAAAAGGAGAATAAAGATGAGTTATTTAGAAAGTAAAAGTGGTAGCATTAGCGAAGTCGTTAAAGAAATGCAAAAGCATATTAAAGACAATGCCTACCAAGATATGTTTAAAAAAGAATTAGAAAAGACTGGTAAAGGTATCGGCGCAATGTCTGATATGGAAAAGAAAGACTTTTTTAATAAGTTAGATAAAAAATATAAAGGTAAAAACGAAGACCTAGATTCAAAAGATGAACCATCTGTAAAAGATGTTGCTAATCAATTGAAGAAAGCTGTAAAAGCACATGGTCAACAAGCAAAAGATTTAGAAAAGGCAATCAAATCCGAAGAAGAAAGTTTTGATATAGAGAAATTAAAAGAAGATGTTAATACTCTATGGTCTAAAGCTGCTGATGATTTAGAAGACATCAAAGAAAAGGCGAAGTATATGAAGGCACAAGACAAAGACGCCTCTACAACTGAACCTGAAAGTGGTGATTCAGACGAATCGGAGAAAGAAAAAAAGGGCAAAACTCTAGTCGGAAGTGCTAAAACTAAAATAGAAACAGAACCAAAGGTTGACTATCAAAAATAGTCATACCAGGTCTCAAAAAAAACTTCAAAAAAAGTGAAAAAAGATGTTGCCAAATGGTAAGGAATATGTTATTATATACACATAATAAAGAAGGATAACACTATGAAAAACTTACCAAGAATATATTTAGATATGGATGGCGTCCTTTTCGACTTTGTGAAGAACATTGAAAAGACTACTGGTC